GAGGTAGACTTAGCACCTTTACGTAGCTTACGTCTACTGTTTTCAAACACAAATCGTATATCTAACTTAGGGTGTTGCCTTTTAATAGCAATATGTTTACGTCTATCTGCAGCAGTAAACATTCCTTTAGTTTCTATTATGATGCCGTTAAACAGCACAAAGTCTGGTGTGTACGTCCGATAAGCTAAGTCTTCCCACTCTATCTTTACACATTCGTAGCCGTATTTTATAGCAAGTTCTTTTAAATATTCTGCTACTTTTAATTCAAGACCACTACGATAACCATACTTTCGTGCTGCTTTAAATTGTTTTGCGTTAGGCACTAGAACCCACGTCCTCTCCAAAAGTCTACGGAGTCACGATATCCAATAGCCCTTAGTTCTTCCCGCAAGACTTTATCTGCTTCGTTCCTAGCCTCAATAGCCGCACGAACTCCAGCAGTTTTGCGATCACGATATTCCTTACGCAAGTCGCTAAGTTTCTGTTCAGTAAGTTTAATCTCATCGACCAGACTTTCGAGTTCAATTTTTTCATCCATTTACATACTCCTCTTTTAAAGATACATATGCAACCGTTTTAGGTTGCTTTGCTTTTGACATTACAGCAGAACGTTCTTGTAAATTAGGCCAGCAAGAAAATCTATAACGACAGAAGCTGCATTCAGTACCAAGAACCATGTTACCTGTAACCTTACCTCTAAATGTTTCAGGTACAGCGTCAAAGCAACGCTCAAATCTATTCTCTTCTAAAGAGTCTGCTGTCTGTTGAATATGATTCATCTCTTCATCAATGTCAATACCTGTGGCTGGAACATATTTAAACTGACCGTTTGACTTGTTGACAGCCCACCAACCACCAGCTTTTTTACCAGATGCTTTTGCATAACCAGCTAATTGAGCCACGTATCCAAACGCATCTCCTTGTTTGAGAGTATCAAAGGACTCAAACTTATTATTATAGGACCAGTTAGATGCAGACTTAACATCATCTACAGCACCATCAATAACAATATCATATGTGCCATCAATAGATGTGCCGTCATCAAGTTTAAGAGTAACCTTTTCATTGTCTTCATACTTTACTCCTGCTTCTTTTAGAAGACCTTTAAAGACCGCTTCAACAATATCTCCAAGCATCATGTTCATTACGAACGTAGTTGGCAGGGGCAGTGCTTTTTCTGGCTCGTTCTTCTCAAACCAAAGCTGGCAAGTTGGCCTACCTACGTTTGACATACGTAGACCAAACTCACCTCGCTTGTTGCCCCTGCCGAACTGGCGGCTGAGTGCCTCAGATACGTCGGTAGCTACTTGGAGCATTGTCTCCTCAGACATTGTGGATTTACCACTAGCAGCATTTTCCATATACTGATGTAACGCCAATTCAGCAGGGTGCTTCATTATGCCACCTCTTCTTCATCTATGTCAATCATATCAGAAAGACTATCAGTGATGGCAATGTCATCATCGTCGTTATGCATACTAGCTTTTTCTGCATAAGTATTGATGATGTATTCATTGTAGTTTTGAACCCATTCCATAAAGTCAGTAAACAACTCTTGGTCTGATTGCTCAATATCAACAACGTTAGTTAGATTAACAGAGGTAACTGGTAAATAAAAGCTACTACCATTAGGTAGTTTACGTTCCTCTGTTGCTGCATTTACTACGTGTTGAATAGGTAGTCTCTTTTGTTTTGCAAAAGTAGAAAACACTTCACCCCAACTTTTAAAGGCATCACGATTGTCTACTTCCCAAATAAACGGGGCGGCATCAATAGACACAGAGTTTCCCTGATCATCCGTAGGGTTATCCAGTTCAACTGTGCCAAAGATTACACGCACCCGCTTAATCTGCTTGATTAATTCTTGATCTTTTTCAGGCAGAGATTTAAAGTCTTGGATATACCCAGCAGGTTTGCCACAATTAAAACCACCATCATTATCCTTCAGATCAATGTTTAAGTTGTCTGCCATCACAGTTTTAATATACCTGTTAGGTGTATTACCTGATGCCATAACAAAACGCTTATACATAAAGCGTTGCATATATGGACGAACAGATGCTGATGAAGAATAATAAGTAGGACCATCTGGAATCTCCAGTTTGTATTGTCCTCCTTCAACGACTTCAACGTTTACTTTTTTACCATTAACTTCTGCAAGACCCATGATAGGTGTATGATGTATGCGAAGTCTAGCCAGAGTGCTGGACTTTTTATTATTGCCTGTGCCTTCATTAGCTATACCCATAGCTTTTGCCATAGCTGCATAGTTATTGGTATCAATAGTAGTTATTTCATTCATGTATTTATACTCCTTCTTTTGAGTTTGAATGCGTAGTTATATCACAAGACATCTTTTGTGTCAAGCCAGTTGGGTCCGATTTTTGCCTCCAATTCTAATGGCACATTAAATACTACACCCCAACGTGCAGTAATCAAGTAAGGCAACTGGTCATTAGTCTCTTCTATTATCCTAACAACCCTTTGCTCTTCATCAGGATGAATATCAATTACTATGCTATCGTGAACAGTGTTTACCACACATGACTGCATGTTGTCAAGTAGTTGATCAATGTGCAATAAAGCCACAGGCACAATGTCTGCTGTTGCAAAAGACTGCACTGGGTAGTTTTTGATCTGCGTAAAGTGAGATACTCTACCTGTATGTTTACGAACTACGTCGGGAAAAGAAAACTCTCTGCCTGATGGAGTAGTTATTTTCCTCGTCGCGATAGCTTCTTTAGCCAGCTTGGTGTGCCATACGGCAACTCCTTTATATTTCTTCGTGAAGTGTTCATAGTATGCCGCTTCCGCTGGCGTTCTCCCAAAGCCTGTTGCGCCATAAAGCGGTGCAAACGTGTGAGCCTTTGCAGTCTGCCTATCCGTAGGTTGACCAGCATCGGTAATAACTTTAGCGGTGTAACTGTGTACATCAAACCCAGTAGATACTTCTTCAATTGCAACTCCATCTTGTGAAAGGAAAGCAGCAGCACGAAACTCTAACTGTGCAAAGTCTGCTTCCATAATTTTACCACCGTCAAAACGTGACACAAATACTTTCTTAACAGGAAAAGTACCACCACGTGGCATGTTCTGCATATTAGGTTCAGCACCCGATAGCCGTCCAGTTGCTGTGCGATGCTGCAATAAACGAACATGTAATTTACCGTCCTGCTTGGTAAACATCTTAATACCCTCAACGAAAGAAGACAGATATGTGTCTACGGCAGATAGGCGTCGAACTTTTGACAAGAAATCAACTGCGTCTGTCATTCCTTTGACACGTGCTGCTTTCTCTAATGTCTCAAGGTTCTGTTTGCTTGTGCTAAAACCGTTAGCACTAGCCCACTTAGGTGATGGTGCCTTAAACTTTAAGCCAGCGGTTTGTTGTGTAGGCTGGAACAAATAACCCTGTGCATCACACACTTGACATCTATTAGGCTTGGCAAAAGGAGTGCCATCCTTTTTAAACTTACGCACATAGCCTGTGCCATTACACTTACGACACTGGACTGCACGAGTTTTTGACAGGCGTGTTGTGTGTGCGCTAATTAGACGACGGAACTCTACGTCATCCATGTATGGATCAATCTGTGTGGCCCAGAACTGCTTGTCATTTACTTTGCGGCTGTAGATAACCCAAGACAGTTGCTCTGGACTGTTCAGGTTGATTGGTGTATCGCCCATCAGCCTACGCACATGAGCCTGTAGATCATCGGTAAGTTGCTTACGCTCTCGCTCAAACTCTGTGCGCACCTCATCCAATGCATCACGGTCTACAGTAAAACCACGTTGATAAATACGCGACAGGCATACAGCCACCTGATTAGTCAGGTCAACAGTACCCATGAGGCCACTGTCAGCAGGGGTGTTGAGTCGATACATCAGCTTGTCTGACAGTTGCTGTGTAGCCTCAAGGTCAGCAATCAAATACTCCGTCAGTTCATCAATGGGGATGGTGCGTGTGCTATAGCCCCGCTTGAAATACTCCTTGAGAGTATCTTGCTTCTTGGTATCAAGGTCATAGCGTTCTGCACATGCCTCAAGTGATAGCGGCTCCTTAATGCCGCGCTGTAAAACATACTCAGCTAGCATCGTGTCAAAGACAGGGCCATCATACTTGAAGCCACTCTCCCACAGCCACAGCAAGTCATGCGCTGCGTTGTGACATATAAGCACAGTGGCTTCGTCTAAAAACCATTGAACACGCTTACTGTAGTCATGCCCACTCTCATGCTCTTCATGGTCAAACGGGAATGTGTAACACTCCCCTTGGTCAGTTAGTATGCCCACCATTGTCAGGCTGTTGTTCGCCTCAAACGGATCAAGGTGCATCTTGCCATCACGATGTGTGACGGTATTCTCTACATCTAATGTTAGTTTCATCCTTCGTACCTCGCTGTCAAATAATTGAGTTCACAGTTTATCATACCATGCCAACCGTTCAACTTGTTCTTGACAATATTAATATGTCGCAATGGACTATCCTCTTCTTGTCCTTCAACAGATGGTGACTTTCCAATCAGGATCATTAGGTCTGCCTCTGCTGCTTTACCTGTGCGTGACCCTTCCATCATAGACTGGTTCAACTGTGATCTACCCTCTGCCTCTGCTGATAGCTGTGACATGTAGAATACAGCACAATCATATGACTTAGCAATCTGCCTAGCATGAATAGCACATGCCTTGAGTGCCTCGTCCTGTCTAGCAAATCCACCTTCTGCCTTAAACTTATCACCCATGTCAAGCACTAGAACATCTGGCCTGTAGGTTTTAGCAACACTCTCTACCCAGTTCATGTCACGTCCAGATGCTTCCTTGATCTTGATGTTATTCATCACAGGCTCATACAATGACTTGGCTTTTGATAGGTTCTCTTTTACCTCTCTTGCTGACATACCAGCCGCAGCAGTTAGATACCTTGCACCAACTCTGTGAGTAGGCTCCTCATTACATAGCACAATACACTTAGCACCTTGATGTGCAAAGCCATTGGGTGCGGCTATCCCT